CCTTGATTGTGTCGATTAGGTAAATAGTGTCTAAAATGACAAAAGGGATTGAATTTCCCTTTATAAACTTAGTAAAAGTTTTCTGTTGGTAAACTGTATCCGTTATGATTACAGGTTCACTTTTGGTGTATCGTGCCTCACTTCCGATAAAAAAGATTAGAACCGCCGTTAATAGAACGATTACTATCTCTTTCATTACTTAAATCTTTTGGTAGCTTTAATGTAATATCTTGCTGCTAAAATACCAGAAACAATAGCAATCAAACTCGCTATTAAAGAAACTATGGGCTGCACATTTGCAACACTAATAAATGCGGATGTTCCGCTAACAATAGTTAATAAGTCCGATTGATTGCTATTATGTACCATTACGCTTCAGTTGATTCTGTTGGTGGATTTTGTTCTGCGTTTAACTTACCTAAGAACTGCAATAATGGAAGTCCGTAAGCAGTTGGGATAGTGTTGATAAACGCTTCTAATTCCTTGATTTGTTCTTGATTAATTGTTATCATAGTTTTTATTTTATATACAAATATAGTTAAATATTCAATTTAATTACGGATTTGTAAAAGGTAACGGAAGTACAACAATAGGTGGGTTAACTTGATTCTCTATTTGTTGGTCTAAATTAAGGTCTAAAGCTGCAACATCTATTGAAGCATCTAACCAACCACAAACAATGTCATAGGTTAAGTCCTCGTAAGGGATAAAGTTAGCAACATCATCTTTTGAGAATGATTGTGCGCCATAAACCGAAGCAAAGTATTCTACTCCGTTAATTGTTTCTTTAGCGTTACGATTCCAATGGCATACAAGTACGAAGTCATTATATACTCCATCTGTTGGCATACAATCAAGTTGGTTTATTACCCAAAATTTACTCATAATATTTATTTTTAAGCGTATTTATATCTATTTAATTTATGTCTTGTTCCGTTTAACCTACCAATAAGAGTTACTTTATTCATACCTAATAAGTTTGCTAATTCAGTAGCCGAATCGTAAAATACTCCAGTTTCTATATCTAAAACAACTTTCTTATGAACGCTTACATTTAATCCGTATTTATAAGCGTGTAATTGATTCTCGCTATTGTTACACCATTCTAAATTAGAAACATCATTATTTAGCTTATTGCAGTCTTTATGGTTTACTTGTGTTTTACCTTCTACTTTTTCAATAAAGCATTCAGCTATTAATCTATGTAACTTATAAGTTTTAGATTTACCATTAAATGATAATCCAACTCTATAATAACCATTTTCAATAATAGGCTTTAAAAACTTTTTACTTTTATTAGAGTAAACTTGTCCGTTAGAATGAATTGTGTAAATGCCTAATTCTTTTGTCATATTAGTTTAATTTAGACTCTAAAGTTACGATTCTTGCTTCTAAATCTTTTATTATTTGATGACTTTCTTGGATTGCTTTTACTGCTAATGCTAAAATTCCATCATAATCAAGTCCATAAGTACCATTTTCTTTTTCTCCATCTCCCAATACTAAATCTGGTATAACTTCTAATACATCTTGTGCAATAAACCCTCTACGTTGCTTATCAGGTGCATTTTTAAATTTAAACTTAGTAGGTTGTAATTTTAAAACAGATTCAACACCATTGTCAAATTTATAGTCTATATCTTCTTTTGTTCTTGCATCGGACGTACCTCCACCAGTTGTACTCCATACTCCCGCAGTTGTTAAAGTTCCTTTATTAGAACCTGCCGTATAAAATCCAAATGTATCACCAATTGAAGCAGTACCTTGTCCTATAGTCCATCTATTATCAATAGTTTGGTCTGTTCTTCCTATGTTTATACTGGCTTCTCCTGTATTGTTTGATGTACTTGTAATTCTTAATTGTCCATAAGATTGAGAAGCTGTTTCTATATGTAATTTTGTTGCTGGACTACTCGTTCCGATTCCAACGTTACCATTGTATAAACTCATTACTGTTCCACCTGTATCTTGAAATTGCATTGCAACTGTTGCACCACTTGTTCCACCTCTTATGGTTAATGTATCACTACCACTTGCAAAACCCATAACATTAATAGCAGAACCTCCTGTATTTCTTCTTGCGTAATAATAATTTCCATTAGGTATTGTTATATCGCCACCTGCCGTTACACTACTTGAGAATGTAGCAGCACCAGTAGAAGCTATTGTAAGTCTTGTAGTTGCACTACCACCACCAGCAGTTCCAGTTGCTAAATTAATTGTACTTGCAACAATATTTAATTGTCTATACCCACTTGCTGCTGAATAGTTACCTATTTCTGTAATATTATCCGAATCATAAATGGCTCTAAATGTTGCACCAGTTCCAGTATTAAATGTAGCACTCGTTCCCGTTAATGCGCCTGTAAATCTTCCTGTACCATTCACATCTAACTTATAAGCAGGAGCAGTATTACCAATACCCACATCACCCGCACTTGTGCCATAAAAAACGTTAAATGCAACACCAGAACTATTGTAAGTTCTAATACCAAAGTCTGTAATATAATTTGCTCCGTAACCTTTTGCATCTAAATAAACAGGTGTACTTCCGCCACTTGTTATTGTTAATTGTCTTGGTGTTCCTACTCCTGTATCGCCTCTAAATATAGCATCACCTGCCACATTTATTGCAGTACCACTTGAAAGGTTAATATTTAATGCACCTGTCAAAGTTCCACCTGTTAAAGGTAGGTAAGCAGATAAGTTACTTGTCAATGCTAAAATACCTGTTGCTGAAGGTAATGTATAAGTATAAGTTCCGTTCCCTAAAGTAGAATTAAAGTTTACATTAGAATGGAAATAAAAATTACTTGCAAAAAAAGATAAAGGAGTATATGCTGAACCAGCAGTATTTTGTGCGGTTATCCTTGCACCTGTTGCTGGATTAAAAAGAGGAACAAATAATAAATCTCCTGTTGAGCCTTTTAGTTGTAATGCTTTTCCTTCATCATAAGTTGTAAATATAGCTACGTTATCTGTACTTGCGCTACCTGCTATTAATTTATTAGCCGTTAAACTATATACACCTAAATTGACATTAGTTGTAGCACCTGTATAAGGAACATATCCTGCTAAAGAAGGTATATCACTTGTTAAAGCTATTGTACCTGTGGCATTTGGGAAAGTGTACGAATTAGAAGCACTTGGAAAATAAAAATTATTTGTGTAATTAGTAGATACAGGTCTTGTTATAATTGATATACCTTGACTATTACCACCGATACCTGAATATAAATTACTTGTAATATTTGGCATTACACCATTTAAAAAACCAATACCTGAATTTGCGGTTATTGGATTATCAAATACTTTTGCACCTGCTATTGTTTGACTGCCTGTGGTTATTAAACCTCTATTAGAAGCACTTGCACTTGGTATGTTAAAAGTATGCGTATCACCACTTGAAACAATGTTAAAGTCAGTACCGCTTGTTCCTGTTGTTAGATATTGTGATTGGTCAGTTAAGTTATTTAAAGAAACCATCCCCTTTGACAAAGTAGTAACTACTTGACATAAATGTCCATTCTCGGTATGTAAAGTAATTGTTCTACCACTTACGTTTACATAGATTCTAATTGCTAATCTATCCGTCAAAGCTAAATTAGCAGTAGCCACAGGAATAGCAAAATAATAAGGTGCTATCGTAGTTCCTTGAGTGATATACTCTGGAACTCCAACGCTTGAACCTAATAAGGTAAAAGTTGTACCATCGTACTTATAAAGTTCAGCATAGAAAAAAGGATTGCCTGAATTGTTGTTTACACTAAAATAAAACTCACAATTAAAGTTACCGCCAGGAATCAATACAACATCAGGATCATTAACATCAGTAATGTAATTTGCTACATATCCGTTAGCGGAAATAGCAATGTCAGTTCCAGCACCTATGATTGGCTCTTTACTTAATTCTCTATAAGCTACCCCTCCTATTGTACCTTGTGAAACACTTGAATTAAGATAGTAAGAAACCGAACTACCTCCACCTGTTGATGTTGGGAAATCCGCTAAAGTACCATCTCCTCGTACATATTGAGAAGCAGCACCATCTAAAGCGGTTATTACACCACTATTAGCCACTACTGGTCCTTGTATATCCCTAACTTTTGCTTCTCCTGTTACTTGTAATTGACTCATAATATTTTATTGAAATAATCCTCTAATATATTCCCCAGCTGCTAATGCTCTACCAAAAGTAAGAACTCCTGTCGCACTCACAAACTTTACATCATCGCCAGTTGGAACTCCACTTGTTAAAATGTTTTGTGCATCCACACCACCTCTTGAAACGTAAAGACAATTGTAACCAATCGTGTCAGCAAATGTAATTGATGTTTCGCCACCAGATGCCGTGTAACCTTTTGTCTTAACAGGGTTTGCACCTACTATAATAACTCCTTCTGGGTCTATGCTTGTTCCTGTTGTGTTATACGCTCCGCTACCTTGTAGGCTCACATTATATGTAGCCACATCTTTTTGAGGTGCGTTTATTGCCAAACTTGTAATATTACAAATTCCGTTAATAATAACCAAGCCATCAACTCCATTATCAACCACAAACTTAATCTCAATAGGCTCTCTTGCTAACTGCTTCTCTAACATAAACAAATAAGAAAAACCAGTCAAAGTAATTAAACCATCGCAGGTTACACTCCAAGTAGCTATATCATTCTTAAATTCACGAAACCAAGCACTTGTTTGGCTTGTTACCTCTTTTTGATCTACACTTACATTAAACGTACAAGTTGTACTACAAGCAAAAGCAACATCTACTTCTGGGTCTACATCTGTCCTATGCCAATAAAGCATTACGTTATTTCCTATTACTGCTGCCATATTACAAAGTTAAAGATTTATATTAAAGTTTAAGTTCCAAAAAGGACCAAGTTGACCAGTATCTGTAATATATTCAATAAATGTAAATACCGCTTCATTACTATTAAAAATCTCTATTAATTGAATTCCATTTACTTGTTCAAAATACGAGTTAGTACTTAATCTATTTATAGCAAACTTTTTGCCACTATATGACAAATTACCACTTGATGAATCAGTTACAGTATATACCTTATCTAAATTAATATATCCGTTATCGGCTTGTATTGCTCCCAAATCTCCTTCTAAGGTAGCTATATTTCTCTGATAATTCTTAACGTACTGATAAGCTAAAAAAGTAAGGGTTAAGGTTCTATCTATATCTAAATATTGAAAATACCAATCTCTTAAAAATACACCATTAGCATCGTACAAAGAACCTAAAGTTAGAACTTGTTGATTAGTTGTTGTAGGATAAATTTGTCCATAAGGTATTTCAAATACTTTTTGAGTTGATTTGTCGTTAGTAGAAGAATTATTTACAACTGCATATTGTACTTCAGTTTGACCTTGTGTTAATACAAAATTTCTAACTTCTGTACTATTAGTATCGCAAAGTATTTTAACATTTAAATAACCCATTAAAAAAGTAGTGTTAAAAACACCTACTAAAAATGGTGGAATTGTTAAGCTAAAAGTTGACCAATCATTTTTTCCATCCCACGCTGGGAAAGTAATATATGTATTTGAGTTTGTTTGCCAATTTCCACTATTATCTAAATATTTATTTCCTGATCCTGTATTTAATAATGCTATTTGTATCTTAATCGCAACACTATTTTTATGCTCTATTTTTAAACTTGTGGGAAATCCACCAAGATAAGGAGTATATAAATAAGAAGTAGATGGTCCTAATATTTCTAAGTATGCATCTCCTGTTCCAGCAGATAAAAAATAACTATTAAATTGTTCATTTGGATAGTCTATAACATAAGCCTGAGCCGTTCCAGTTAATGTAGTAAACCAACCATTAGCACCTAAATTAGGAGAAGTTCCAAATGTTTTTTTTAAGTCCGCATTATGTATTAAATTAATTGGAGAAGTATATCTATTTCTTAATTGAATATTATAAAATCCCTTTCTTAATATTTTTGTTTGTGTATTATCTATAAAATGAACATTGCCATCTTCATAAGGTGCTATATTAATAACATTATCTAATAAACCAGAACTATCTATTGTGATTGCAGAACCTACATTGTACTTTGTGTAATACCTTGTTGAGGCAGCAACCTCCATTGTAGAAGCAATCCACCAATCGCCATTTGCTTGATACATTCTGCAATTGTAAGTATTTAACATATTAGTAATTATGTCATAATAACTTAACCCTACAAAATCCCTTCTATATTGATAAATTTGAGAAAAAGGTTCATTTGCAGTTCCATCCGCTCTATTTAACATTCCATCTGCATAAAATGAAGCAGCAATAACTAAAAACAAATCTTCTGGATAACCTATTAAACGTAAAGCATCAAAGATTACTTCTGACCATTGTTGTGTTGAATTAATACTTGCTGCTACTATATAAACTTGTTCCTCTAAAAATGATATTGCATCAATACAAACTAAAGATGCTTCGTTAATTCCTGTACTAAAACCAATTTGAGCATAATCGTTAAATAAAAACCCTCTCCAGATAACATTAGCACCTTCTTTATAAATTACCCAGTATTTTCTATCATTCTTACTAAGTACATCTGGAAATTGGTTATAGTCATCTTCAGTTTCTAATATTATATTAATATTTAATTGAGTACTAATAATAGTAGGGTAAGGTAATTCTTGACTTGAATTCGGTTGTATTATTATGGAAGTTGGTGTATATGTTTTTACTACACCAGCCGTGTAATCTTGTTCGTAAATTTCTACTGTTTGAGTATTCTCATTTCGTAGAATTTGACTTATGGTATATCTTAATCCGTATGCCATTATGCTAAAGATATTGATTGTCCTTTTAAATTAGATGCTTTTTGCGCTCTGTTTGTAGCTAATAGTAAATCTTGACCTTTTAGAACAAATTGTCCTCCACTATTTCCTCCAAATAACATTCCTAAACCTGAACCTATTGAACTACCTATTTCACTTGTACCACCTGATAATCCAGCCATAATTGCTTTAAATAATAAAGCCTGTGCAACCATTGAAATCAATTGAATAACTATTTGCTTAAATGCTTGTTCCAAAGCTAAACCTACATCTTCTCCCATTACCATAGCTTGAACTAAACTATTAAATGCTGGTGCAAGTAAGTTTGTAATTTCTTGTGTTTGTGCTAATTGCATATTATACAATGCTTGAGCCTTAGCTTGTTCATTTATATCACGAGTTGCACTTATAGCGTTAAAACCGCTTGTTCTACCACCTAAAGGTGCATTTCCTGTTGGAGCAGTTATTGTAGGCGCAGCACCTCTTTCCATTAATACAGGAGCAGTCATTTCCTGTGTAATTGGTCTTGCTTGTTTGCCTATTTTTTGTATGTTATCAGCTACCTCTTTTGTTGTTGTTGCTAATTGCTTTGCACCTTTATCTAATACATAAAATGGATTATCTAATGCTAAAGTTATTGTATTAGCTAATTCAGTATTTAAACTAATAATTCCACTTCTTAATTCTAATGCAGCATTACGAGCATCTAAATTAGCATCTTTTGCTTTAGCTATTGAACCAGCTTGGACAATTGATGCATCCGAATAACCATTAGACATTTTGGTAGTCATCTCCAAAACCTTGTAATACTCTCTACCTGTTTCTAAAATCCTCTTATTTGCATCCGATAAAGCAATTGTCTTATTAGCAATTTCATCAATATATCTTGATGTTATAGCTTGAGCAACTAATGCTTTAGTATATAAATCAACCGCTGATCTTGCTTGGTCAACATTTGTAATTGTTGCAGCATAAGCACTATTTACTTTACCTAATTCATTTTGAACTGCTTTTAACGCTTCAGCCCTTCTTGCATCACTTACACTTGCATTTTGCGTAATTGTTAAATACGCTTGTAATCTTATTCCTGTTTCACTTGCCTCCGCTCTTGCATCGCTTAAACTTTGTGCAAATTTATCTTCTGCTTTTGTAGCTTCGTTTGTTCCATTTATGAAATCTGCTATTTTAGGACCAAATGCAACAATGATTGATGAAACCGCACCCAAAGCCAAACCAATACCAGCTGGACCCATTAAACCACTCGCCATTGCTTTTAAAGCACCACCAGCACCTCCAGCATCTTTACTTAGTCTTTGGAATGATTCTAATAAAGGGTTTAAGTTATTAGCAATACCTATAAATCCATAAGGAGCATCCTGTGCAACTCTTGATAAATTGGTTAAAGCATTTGTTGCTTGATTACTTGTACTTGGCAACGTTTTAAAAGCAGTACCTAACTTTGTTGTTGCGGTAACTGTTTCTTGTATATTTTTTACCGCTTGTTGATTGTCAGCGGTTATCGTAATTTTTAACGTTTCTTGTGCCATTTTATTATTTTACTCCATACAACTTTAATGTCCTTGCCAATTGTTCTTGTGATATTTTTGGCTTATCATCTTCAACTTCATCACTTGGCAAAGGAAAGAAAGATTTTATACTTTTAGGACTTTTATCGCTTGTATTAGCTTTATAAATCAAGTAACTAATCATTCTTGTACGTTCCCATTCCTTTACCTGTTTATTATCATAAGCCTTTTTATATAACAAAAATTCTCGCCACGTCAATTGCCAAAACTCGTTAATCGTTAAGCCAACTTCAATAGCGAGAATAATTATTGAGTCCCAACTATAAAACCCTAATTTTTTTTTTCATCCGTGCCTTTCTCTGGCTTTAGTTCTGGAGTCATTGAGTCTTGCATATATTTCATAAACTCAACTAATTGTCCATCTTTTGCCGATAACCCACCAACTTGATCTATCCATTCGCACACATCAAATTCATCAAAGTCAATAGGCTTTTTAAGGCTCTTGCATCCACTTTCTGCTGCGGCTTGAACAATATGAACGATTGTATCTAAGTCATAAATACCTCCAGATAAAACCTCGATTAGCTGCATTAGATTTTTGTTCTCTAATTCGCAAAACCTTTTCATTGCCCAAGTTCCCCACTTTAAGTGGATTGTGTTGTTGTCAGTCTTTAATTCGTACATAGTTTTTTATTTATTATGCTTGTTCAGTTTGTGCAATAGGAGGAACACTTACTACGAAAGTGGCAGTAAATTTAACATCATCTT